GTGGTGGAGGGACGTGACCTGCCCGGAGTGCAACCCATACGAATGGGTACCAGCGGAGAACGGCCTGAGGATGGTTCGGAAGACGTCAACGAGCGCTGGCGACGGGACTACAACACCCAAGCCACGGCGCAAGATCGTCAGGGTGGCTGACTGATGGTGGGTTGTGAGTACTGCGGCGAGGCCATCACCTTCGCTGACGAACCGGCTCAGTCGCTGGGCGTCATGGGCAAGGACGGTCAGGGTCGGGTCGGCTTCGTCCATCGCGAGTGCCACCTGCGTGAGATCGTCGGCGGCATCGGCCACCTGATCGCCCATCCGTACTGGTGCATCCAGCACCATGACCCCGATGCCGGGCTGACCACACGTCAGTCGTCGTTGCTGGTCGACGCCTGGGTCCAGGTCATGGGTGTCGAGGCCGTGGGACAGGCTGCGGAGATCCACAGTGAACTGGACTAGGCAGTTGAAGTGGCGTGCTCCTCGTAACGCTTCCGAACCTGTCAGTGTCAATGGTCGTCTTGCACGGTTGCCAAGCAGCGACCTCGCTGACCTGGCCGAATCCAGCCTCGGGCACGCCGGCCGGGAGTTGACGCACTCCCGCTACACCGGCCGGGACCTGGGCCAGGAACTGTTCCACCTGGAGCGCTGCCTTGCTAGCGCCAAGCAGGCCACGGAGGCCATCCAGGTGCTGGTCAGCAGGCTCGATCCCTCGTAGGGTTCCGACTCTCTGCTAGTGTCTCAGCGTTGCCCACGACGGGAATAGTTGCGACTATTCCGTACCTTGTATACCCTGATATAACAGCAACCCACGAAGGAGACAGGATGGCAAGGCGAGTGACTGCAACGAAGGAAGTGGCCCCCGAGGACGAACTCCAGAGCCTCAAGTACGAGATGGCTGCTGCGTTGAAGCGGATCGAGGCGTTGGAGGCCAACCGGCCGGGCCGCAAGGCCAAGCCGCTGGTGGCTCTCAGGCAGGACGGCGTCTGTGCCGTCAGCCCGGACATCGACTCGTCCCAGTGCGACGACAGTTCGATCTTCCGCTACCAGCAGGGATGCCACGGCAACGCTTGCAAGGCCAAGCAGCACGCTGCCTACGAACGGCGCAAGCAGGCCAAGGCCGAAGCGGCGACCCCCGTCACCGTGACCAAGACCAAGCGGGCGTCGACCAAGGCGCCGGCCAAGCCGAAGGCGACGAAGACCGCACCGAGGAAGGCACCGCCCGTCAAGCGCATCGCAGCGCTCGCCGGCTGATCATCCTGAACGTGGGTGCGGGGTGAGTAAGCCAACGATCGAGTGTCCCCGTTGCAAGGGGCGCATCGGTCTGGTGTTCAAGGGTCAGACGCTGGAGGACGCACTGGAGCGGCACGAGCATCTGACCCACGGCCCGGTCGTCATGCGGCCGGCGCCGAGGACGGTGGTATCACCACCTGAGACGAAGGTACTCAAGCGCAGGGTTGCCAAATAGGCTTCCGTAACGTATGATGAAGTCCTTCTTCCTTGGTAGGGATGAGGGTTCGGCAACACGCCCCTGGCTTCGGCCGGGGGCGTTTGTCGTCTAGCGTTAGGCAACATGCGCTACGAGCTACTCCCGGATGAGGAGCAGGTCGAGCAGCAGTACGACGAGGACGACGAGCAGCCTCTCTTCGAAGAGGACGTCGTCCCCGAGCTAGATGAGGAGTCGGCATCCTTCATCGACCAGTTGTGCCTGCGCTCGGTGATCTTCATCGAAGAGTTCTGCGGTGTGCCCTTCTACCCGTACCAGCGGGAGTTCGCCTACCGCATCGTGGAGTCCCTGGTGCTCAACGACGCCGAAGAGATCACCGGCCTGCTGTCCCGCCAGTCGGGCAAGACCGAGACGCTGGCCAACACCCTGGCCGGCTGCATGGTGCTGTTCCCGAAGTTGGCTCTGACGTTCGACATCATGGAGCGGTTCAAGAACGGGCTGTGGGTCGGCTGCTTCGCTCCTACCGAGGACCAGTCCGAGACGCTGCACGGGCGCATCGTGGACCGCCTGACCTCGGACCGCGCCGTGGACGTGATGCTCGACCCGGAGATCGATGACGCCACCACCGGCCGGGGCAAGCTGATCAAGCTCAAGTCCGGCTCCTACGCCCGCCGGCAGACGGCCAACCCGAAGGCCAAGATCGAGGGCAAGAGTTATCACATCATCGTTTTAGACGAGGCCCAGGACGCCGATGACGGCGTCATCCGCAAGTCGATCCACCCGATGCTCTCGGCCTACGCCGGGTCGATCATCAAGATCGGCACGCCGGGCTACGTCAAGGGCGACTTCTACCGGGCCATCCAGTTGAACAAGCGCCGCACCCTGGCCCGCCGCGCTCGCAAGAACCACTTCGAATACGACTACAAGGTCGTGTCGAAGTACAACCCGCTGTACGCCCGCTCGGTGCAGAAGGAGAAGCAGCGCCTCGGGGAGGACTCCGACGAGTTCCGCATGAGCTACGCCATCCAGTGGCTGCTGGAGCGGGGGCAACTGATCACCGACGACGACCTCGACCGGCTGATGGACCCGTCGATGCCCCTCGTGCGTGCCTGGCACAAGTCGGCCTGCGTCGCCGGCATCGATCCGGCGCGCATCAAGGACTCCACCGTCGTCACGGTGTGCTGGGTCGACTGGGAGTTCCCCGACCCCTTCGGGATCTGCGAGCACCGGGTCCTCGACTGGCTGGAACTGACCAACGTCCCGTGGGAGGAGCAGTACTTCCGCATCCTGAGCTTCCTGGACAACTACGCCGTGACGCACATCGGTGTGGACGGCACCGGCATGGGATCGGTGGTCGCTGAGCGTCTCCAGGTGCTGCTCGGGCACCGCTGCCTGGTGGTGTCGATGTCCAGCGACCTGGCCACCCAGTCGAAGCGCTGGAAGCGGCTCCAGACCATGCTCGATCGGCGGATGCTGGTGTTCCCTGGGCACTCCAAGGCCAAGCGGACCCGGCCATGGCGGCGGTTCCGCCAGCAGATGGGCGACGCCATCAAGGTGTTCAAGCAGGGCCAGCTACTGGTCGAGGCGCCCAACGAGGCCGAGGCCCACGACGACTACGTCGACTCCCTGGCCCTTGCCGTGGCGGTCAGCGAGGTCGAGGAAACGGAGTCCGTCGAGGTCTTTGAAGCTCCGTTCTACGAGCGCCGGGCGTACAGGTGACGGGTTCAGCCGTCTCGTTGTCGTAGCATCCCCAGGCAGCCACCCAGGGAGGTTCCGTCATGGCCTACGGCGAAGATCTGCACTACGAGTCTGCAATCGCCAACAACACGCGCCGGCGTGGTCCGCTGCGTTTCGAAGAGGGTGTCGCCACCGACACCGACGTGCCCAACATGTTCCGTCAGGGCGCCTACGGCGACGGCGACGGCGACAACGGCCACGGGACCTGGGCCAACTGGACCAAGTCGCCCGAGGAGACGATGCGGGAGCGCGCTCACCTCGGTTCGTCCACCTGGATCGAGGCGCCGGCGTTGCTCAGCGAGTTCGTCCAGGGCGCCCACGTCGGTGACGGCCCGTTGGCCTACGAGCACGAGATGAACTCTGGTGGCAAGCAGGTTCGTCCGAACCGCGCCACCGTCAACGACTGATCTGACAACATGTCTGGGTCGACGCCAAAGGCGAAGACGACTGCGAAGAAGGTCGGTCAGGGCGCGGACCCTGGCCGACCTGCTGTCGTTCCCTACCGCAATCTGGCGATGTCCCAGGACAAGAGCCGGATGGAGGGCTACCGCTTCCTCTGGCAGAAGATCAAGCCTCAGCCGATCGTCCGGGCCGAGGAGATGATGGATCACGCCATGCCCGTCAACCTGCGCCCGCAGGTGTTGCAGAACGTGCTGGCCAACAAGCACCGTCGGGAGCACTGATGCAGAAGCGTGGCGCCTCGCAGTGGCCGATGACGTCGGCGGGCAAGAGCATCGTTCAGCAGCACACCGCTGCTGAGATCGAGGCCATGTCGCCCGAGGAGGCCATGGACGTGCGCCACGCTGGCGGCTCGTACCAGCGGGGTGTTCCCGAGAGCAAGATGCTCGCCTACCAACGCCTCCACGGCGGTGGCGTGATGCCGACAGCGGTCGAGCACGTCGGGGACCTGACCCACCGGATGAACGAGGACATGCCCACCTCGACGCTGATGGAAGCGGTCAGCGACAAGATCGACAAGCAGGGCCGCAACCTCAACAGTCGCTACGGCTTCGCCAAGGAGCACCAGGAGAACATCGAGGGCAACGCCAGGTACGACAACGTTGATCCAAGCGAGTTCGCTGCCAAGGTGGGTGCTGCTGGCCAGGAGTACGCCGACGCCCACAAGAAGGTGCCGGTGTACAACTACCCCAGCGAGGTGGCTCGGAGTGCAGCCGTCAACCTCGGTGAGGGCCGTTTCGGCCGGGCAGCCGAGGACATCGACCATCTGAGCGCCATGCATACCGGTGGACGCTTCGGTTCATCGAACTATGCAGCAGGTGATCTCGCCACGCTGATCTCGCACCCTCGTCGGGGCGATGCTCCTGGCATGGCGATGCACAAGCAGGGCATGGTCGACTACCTGCGTGGCAAAGAGGCCGAAACACCGGAGTTCACGGATGCGGCCACCGTGATGCTGGGCGGAAGGTTGCGTCGATGAAGAAGCGTGGAGAGGGACAGTTCCCCGAGGGCTTCCGCAAGGGCCTGGAGAAGGAGGCTGAGGGCATGCACCCCGAGGACCGGGACTTCGTCCAGTCGGCGTTGCGGGTCCACGGCACCGGCTACACCGGGCCGCTCAACGCCATGGACGCCGACGTCATCGAGCGCACGCATTCGATGCATAGCAGGCTCTCTGACTACGGGTTCCCATCGTCGCTCATCGGGTCGAAGAGTCCTCGTGGAGTGAACTTGGACCTTGGACCCAACCATCTGGTGACGTTGGGGCCGTCCAGCCAGGGCTACGACCTCAGTGTCGATCGCGTCGACCGGTACGACACTGATGCGTCCGGCCAAGACCTACACCCGCCGGGTTGGGGTTCGCACCGAACCACGCTCAACGTGGACGAGCAAGATCTCCCTGGAGCGCTGATGGAGCACTTTGCCAACCCCGATGTGCGCAAGAAGGCGGCGCTGGACTGATGGCAAAGTTGAGTCAAGCAGGGCACCAGTTCCCGCAACTGGGCAGTGACGTGAACCTGCGTCACCTCCACGACAAGGCTGGCGAGCCGAAGTACTCCA